TACGATTAATCACACGTGGGTTCTGAAAATATAAAGACCACGGGTCAAAACTTTCGAAAAAATTTCCATTTGTCGTAGCCCAATCATAATCGGCAATTTTGAGAGGTCTTTTAAAGAAATCACCCAAGTCAGCATCCTGCATATCAGCTGTACCATATGAAGGATCAGGCGTTGAATCGACATTATATTCCCAAGCGGGATTCTGATCAATAAAAGCCACATTTTCTTGTTGTGTTTCTTTTTGTCCGGTATTAATAGATACATTAAATAATCCGGATTGAGGGCGAAGAAGTCCATCTTCTGACTGGTTTGAGCTACCAGCTAAGCATTGATTGTTTTGTTTTTGATTGTAAGAATTAGTAAGTGATATTGTTTCTTGGGTAATGTGCCACTTAGCACAATTACTTGCAAAAATGTTAGTTTTATTGACAAAATATTTTTCTAAAAAGAAATTGCGTTTAAGTACGCGTCATAATATTACAAAGCCTCAGGACTATATACAACATATATACATTATAGTTCCTGGGTATCCATATATAATATCTCTATTTTAACTGTTTAAGCATAACACCGATAGAGATCGGAAGCGGGGTGGAGGTCTCTAAACCTCCTGTGGCGTAATGCCATATTTCTCGCAATAGCGAGCTACACAATCATCATATGTAGTTTGTAACTCTTGACATCCATGTGTAATGTCAGCTAAAAAAGCTACTTTTTGCATTTGAGAACGTCGTTGTTCATAGACTTCACGTCCATGAGCAAACCACTCTCTCAAAGCTCCATCAATATTGCTCATACATTGTTCTTCATTCGAAACTGCTTTCGATTTAAGTACAGAGTGTAAACTCTTAAAAATGGATTCTTCGGCTAATGCTCCAAAAATCAATCCAATTTCTGGATTAAATACATTTTTACGTTTAAGCAAATCTGCATCTTCATCAGTCATAAATTTAGTAGGAGTAGAAGTCTTATCAGGCATAGTAAATTTCATATCATTAGCTGCCAAAAAATTTGCAACAGCAATATGATTAAATTCATCATAACCTTCTTTAACAGAACTCTTTGCATCATCACCATAAGTGATTAATGCGCAAACATCTCTAAAAATAGGCAAATTTTCCTTTTCTTCATAAATTGAAAAATAAGCACATCTAAATAAAAGTGAATTAACAATAGAATTAATATAAACTGTTAAATTTTGACCTGATGGATTAGAACCTGTATGAAGAACATAATCTCCATTATAAGCCATCATAGGTTGACTAATATCTGTAGCAAT